TGTGCCGAACTGATTATAGCAGCAAGAGTCTTTTGCCCTGATGGATCAATATCATTAATGTAACCCACTGGTGGCGAGTTAAAGCCGTACACCCAGTTTCTTCTAAACTGACCGCCAGCGTAACCAGGTGGTGGCGGGTTAATCCAGTATGACGGATCACCAACTGGCGAATTAAAGATTGCCCTGTTAGCCACTTCAATAACAACTCGGCGCACAACCTTTTCCATTGTCTGCGGCATTGTCTGCTTACACCACTTTGACATATCGGAGGCAAAACTCACGACAGCCTCACATGCAATTCAAACAGCACATCTGTGCCAGCTGGGTTAGTTGGCTTAATGGAAACAACCGTATACTGCTCACCCTGTATTGTGTAGATGTCAGTCAGCGCAACTGCCGCTGTTGCATCGAGCAATAGCTTCCTGTCATTGATTTCGACTAGGTTGCCGCGAATGTATTGCTCTGATGTCTTGCTGTAATTAAGCAGTGCGCCCTTTCTTGTGCTGGTTGATGTTGTGGTTGTTGCCTCGCCTGTCGCTGGGTTATATGCGCCAACAGTCACTACTGTGCGCGTGACAGACTGCCCCGCCTGAGTCAGCAGGCTTGTCGATACCGCTTGCAAGGCAATATAGTCAAAGCTCATTTTCGCACTACCTGATTACGAACATTGCCCAGCAACGGAGCCAGCCGACCATCTACAGCAGGGAATCTGCGACCCTGAAAACTATATTGATCATATTCAACTTCCAGCACATCAACCTTCTGCCGCTTAACAACTTGACCTTGCTCACCGTACAGCACACCTGTCAGTGTTGCGTAGGCAAGTTCAGCCTGTGCAGCTTTGACTTCTTCTGGCACTTCATTCGATGGGTAGTAAAGAAAGCCACCAATCACCTGTGCGCCGTTGCGGGTAATAAACTGGTAGTCAGCATACTCAACCCAGTTTCTCGGCCAGTCCAGTGCTTGGGTTGTGTTGACACGTTCGCCTTTCCACCGCATCCGGTACTTTTCAACAAGGTATTCAGCAGACTTTACCATTGCTGCTTTTTTCTCGCCAATGCTCAGGTTTCCCCAAGCCTGATTGCCGCGCCTTGCATGGTATTCGTTTGCGTAATTAATTGACGCATAACTGACAGCATCAGACTTTGCAGTGCCGTCCTCAACAATAAACCAGTCGCTTGGTATCGTTACTGTATCAGCACTGGTTGCAGGCAGTGAGTCTCCGCTGCTGTTGGTAGCAATAACCCTAACCCTGAGTTTGTAGCCCGTATCGTTGGCAGTAATGATGTACTGATTGTTAGTTGCGCCTGAAATATCAACAACGCTGCTGCCAACGCGCTGCCATTGGAAAGCAAAACTGGTCGGCGATAGCGACCATGTGCCATTTGTTGTCGTCAGTGTATAACCGACCTCAACTGTGCCGCTGATTACTGGTAAAACGCTGTTGACAGGAACGGCCATCAGATCACCTCAATCGACCCATGTTTGATTTGCAAACGGTAGTCGTTTAGCCTGCCAGTAAATGTTTCGCCCACTTCTTTGCCATCAACAGGCCGCACAACCTTAAGCATGACAGCATCACCTGATGGCTGCTCCACCTGCTCAACAACGTCTGCTGTTTTACGCTTTGTCGGTTTTTTCATCAGGTACAATCTCCAGTGATTTATGCTTTATCTGTCGCCGCACTTCAAACTCTGGCAACGTCAGTATTGTTCCAATAGGCCATTCACAGCCGCGATAAGTGAATAATGATTTAACTTTAACCTTAACGCAGCCATCTCTTGCGTCACCTAGTATCTCAGGAATTGCAAATTTATCAAAATTCTCTGTAGTTTCGTGCTTTGGGTACATTCCAATCAATGCCCCAGAGGCAACACGAACCTGACAACGCACCTCTGGCACAAAGAATCTGTGCATATCAATGATCTTCTTGTCGCCATTATAGCAATCATATCCCGCCATTATAACAGGATGCGCCCCCATTAGGTACGCCACCCAGACCGCCATGACTCCAGAATTAAACATTCTTGGATAACCAGGCCACTTATGCATCTGGTACTGACCCCAGTGCCACGGTGATATTACCGGCGCATCAGAGTATTGCCTTAAGAAATAACGCATCTCACGCTTGTTTGCTGTGTGGATGTTATCCATGCAAACAATGTAATCAACAGGCTTTAGCTTTGCCCCGTGATTGTTGACGCTTATCCAGATGTCTGCCTCGATGCCTTCAATATCCGATTGCAGAGTTTTCCCGCCACCCATGACGCAGATTCTTTTACCAGCATGACGCATAATCAGGTCAGCCAGTGGAGCAGTTGGTTCAAAGTGCATTTTCTATATCCCACGGTCTAGGTTTGCCGTGAAAGCAGATTACCTGAGCGTCTGCTGGCCTGCCATGACGTTTATAGCTGTACACCTTTGCAATGCGCTGCCATCGTTTTGCTGTGTGCAGGTGCTGGTTTAAATAGCCTTGATCACCGAGCGTTATATTCATGCTGATGTGTTTGCCTGGTGATTTAATCCAGTGATCCCAAATTTTAAATCTGGTTTCTTCTGTAAGGTACATTAGGCCGGAACCGATAACATTCGGGTTGCCAAAGTCAGTCAGCACACAATCGCCTTCTGGTATTTCAGGCATCTGGATAACCGTTGTATCGAGGTCAAAATAGAAAATGTCACCCTCGATATCTGGTCGAAACATCTCCATCTTGCACCACCATGACGGCCAGTTGTAGCGCATCGGGATGACAGGCACACCATGTACAAAAACATCCGATATGCAAAATAGGTCAGGAACCATGCTGGCAAGTCGCCGCACATGCTCTGGTTTAAAGTCGCCGCCTGATTTAAGAACGCAAAGATTCATCAAACACCGCCAGCGTCAGGTCGCAGCCGTAGCGCGGATATTGTACGTTAATGACCTCATACGGTCTTTGGATCATCTCTGCGTATTCTGACAACTCACGATTAAACACAGGCGGGTTGCCTGGCCTTCGCCATTGCCTGCCCATGATCTCGCCAATGACTATTCGATTGTACTTTTTCGCCAAGCCGATCACGTTTTCTATTTCGTAGTCAGGAACATGTAGCAAGACAGTGTACGCAAGAAACGTATAGGCGTGATAAATATACCCTATGGCATGAGCATCGGTATATTGATAAGCCGGATTGTTTAGTCTCGCTGCTTTAATTGCAGAATAGTTTATGTCGTAGCCAACATACTGATCAGGGTTAAAGGCTGGCGCAAGCCGACCATCGCCGCAGCCAAACTCAAAAACAGAACCTTTGATTGCTTTTTGTAATGCGGGAAACAGATTTACTTCGGGGAATCGTTCGCCCAGCGGAGTAATGTGCTGCAACTTTTGATTGCTAGCCCAATACTCCGCTGGAGTCACAATTAAGCAGCCTGACCCAGTGTCAACACGCCAGCAGTGTGCTTCACGCTGGTAGCGATCTTAGTCCAGTTGCTGCCAGTGCCAAGTTCTGCATCAGTCGGTGATGCAACAGACTTGCTCCAAGCGTAGCCTTTCAGACCCAGACCAAACGTGTAATCAGCCTGCATGGTAGTCTTGATGCGCTGACTGCCGTTACTGGTTTCTACGTTGGTGATCAGATCACCTGCATCGTGTACAACAATGCCGCCCTGCGCCAGTGACAGAATCTTGATGTCATTGGTGGAGGTTGCAGGAGTTTCACGCAGTGCAGGAGCGTCAGTTACAACGATGCGCTTGCCCAGAATCTCGACAACGGTCACGTTGCCAGCTTGGAACAGCTCCGCACCATTTGTCAGGTTCTGACTGATCAGCTTGTGATACATAGTACCGTCCATCACATCGCACACCAGCAGTTGGCTGGAATCGCCAAACAGTGCGTGTGAGTTGTTGATGTCGCTGTAGGTCAGATCACGGCCAGTGCCGATGTCGTTCGTGACCGTTGCGCCGAGGTTTTCCATCGCAGCGATTGCTGATGCAATACCGGCATTCAGCATATCTTTCAGCATTGCTTCTGCCATGTTGCGAGAGATAACTTCAACAGCAATAGTCGGGTTATCACCGACCCAACGCAGTTGTGATGGTTCCCACTCAATTGGGCCAAAGCCGCCAGCAACCTTTGCAGTCACATGCTCAAGCTGTGCAAGCTGAGTGCTTGATGCGCTGGTGTTGGTGGCGTAGCGATCTACACGGCGTTGTGCGCTGTGCAGGCTTGAGAACATTGACTTCAGGAAGAAGTCGCCGTCAAAGCCTTGCGTTGACAACTGGATGCCGCCGTTGCTGGCTGCGTTAAATTTCTCGACCATTTGGGCAACAGTTTCAATTGTTGCTTCACGGACGTACTCGTTAAACACTTTCATGTTGGTTAGAGCCATGATAATTACCTCTTAGGTTATGGCGTTAAGTCAGGGAATTTTGTGGCGAAATATGCTGCTCGTTCTACTGGTGAGCCATCAATTCTGCCTTTTATCGAGGCAGCCCCGCCGCCATTTCCACCAGTGGCTCCACCACCAGAGTTTGCAGGTGCTTGAACAAAGTGCTTGCCTTCGTCACCCGCTGCCCATTCCTTCACATAGTCCGAAAGGGCTTTATCACCGATCTTTGCAATTCGCGCATCACCTTCGACAACGATTTGCACATTTTCCTTCAACATCGCCTGTACTGCTTTCAGGTGTGTCGGGTTTGTCACTCCAGCCTTAGACAGCTCTGCTGTAAGGCCGTTTTGTATCAAAAGCTGGCGAGTGTATTTTGACTCTGAGTCTAGAGCATTGCTTTTCTCTTCAAAATTCTTGGACAAATCTTTGTATTGCTTTTGCAGTGTTGCGTTATCAGCTTGCGACTTTTCTAGCGCAGCCTCTAAACGCTCAACCTCTGCTGGATCAACGGATTTACCGTTGCGCTCGTTTCTCTTTAAGTCTGCTAACAACTGCTTGTTATGGTTCTTCAAGCCTTCAGTAGCAGTAGCAACCGCCTCGTCAATCATCGCCTGTATTTCTGGT